TCCTTACGAATCGCCATGACCATCAGCTTGATGGCATCAGGACTCGGCGGAATGAGGTAGTCATTGACGCTCGTCGCGTTGATATGGCGCATCTTCGCCATGACCGTCACCGGCTTATCCTCGTCGTTGTTACAACGATCCGTCAGGTAACTGCGACGGTACTGCGGCAAAGTTTCATCAGGGTCGTAAACTGCCAGATCAAGCTCCAGCAAGGTCGTCGCATTGTACTCGTACAACCGGCTCGACGTGTTGGTTGCCTGACGAATGACTCCGGTTAACGATATGAACTTCTTGGTCGATTGAACGTACGGCAACGCGAGGGTCAGCTTCTCGCCGTCGATCCACACGCCGCCAGACAGCGTGCGAATCCATTGCCCGTTCTGATCGACACCTTGCAGCGTGATGGTCTTACCAACGTCAGAAGCGTCACCGGGATAGACTCGAATGAAGCTATTCGTCTCGCCGGACATGTCGCGGTAAGAAACCACGGTGCCACGATCCACAAGCTGCTTGCCGACGCACCCGCCATTGTTCTCTCCGAGCAATCCGTATCCGCTTTCCTGAAACTCGAACCATTGATTGCGAACTGTTCCTACGCCGCAGCAATCAGCGACGGACTCGATGGTTTCAATATGACGCGGCCAAGTGATGCAACCTCCAACCGTGTGGATCGTGAAGCGTCCGTACGCGCCTGCCCACAACCCCTTGTGAAGAAGCCGTCGGCACGCCTGATTGATGTAGTCGTAAACGCGAGCGTCATCGACGCAGACGCCGATTACACGGGCGATTGTCGAGCGAATGTCCTGAACGATTAGCTTCATTTGGTGTAATAGACTCGGATGGTTCGCTTGATGAAGTAAACGCCGTAGAACGGAGGCAGATTGTTGTGGCCGACAGCGTTCTGGGTATCGTTTCCGGTCTTGTCGGCAGTGGTAGTTCCGATATCACCAGTAGTGATGCTCGGACCAGCTCCGCCTCCACCGCTTCCAGCAGCACCTTGAAGGATCTGTGTGGGGTACGAACCGAGTCCGCTCCAAGACTTGTTGACGAGGTAATAATCGTCGTTTGCCGGAGCAATTAACTGAGCAACACCATGCGTGTGTTCGTTGAACGGAGTCTCTGGAACAGTCAGCTTGTGTTGATCTTCGCCAACGATTGATGTTGATGTCGCCTTTCCCTGAACAACAACCGCACCACTCGCAACAAACGCTCCAACACCGACCGGGAAGCGAGCTTCAAACTCAGTGTCAACTTCCCACATCGGGCCAGTTGTACTTGTCGCCGTAGCCGTTCCATCGCCGCCGTCGTACGAAAGAAGATCGTTAGTCGTTCCGACAAAGATGCGACGCTCGTTTGCCGCCGTAACTGGGTTTTTACGAAGCCAGAATCCCTGATCAAAAATCCACCACTGTCCATCCTCATCAAGCCACGGATAAATCCGATTGTTGATCGCCGGATACGTCGGTCCAAAATTGAAGAACGAGTTTCCAATCGTGCTGTTGAAAACGGCTTGCGTGCCTCCGATGATATCGTTGGCCAAGTTCTGGTAGTTCAACGGACAGTAACTCACCGGAAGACTTGGAGGTGTAAGCGTGATTAAGGTTAGGTTTGGCATACTATTCCGATGTGTAGGTAAACGGGTTTACGTCGCAAGCATCAAGAGTCTTGCATCCTTCGAAAACAAGGCACTCGCCCACCGCAGGTTCTTGAACGTCGTAAGCGTGAACTCGGATGCTCTTGATGCGGCAATATCCCGTAACTGTCAGGCTCATTTGAACCTCGTACATGTTTCGAGTCGGTGTGCTGATGCTCGAATTGCACGGAATATCCGAAGGAGTCGGCAAGCGCATCTTCGGCCTGTACTGCGGCTGGAAATTGACCAGCGGACAAGCGGGTTGGCACTGCAAAGTTGTCGCGCATTCAGCCCAGTCTGCCCACTCAATCCATCCGGGGTACTGATCGGGTCGATACTCGACATTGAAAGAAGCGTCTCCATCCAAGGAATCAATGAAGATGTCGCCCGAATCAAGCCGCTTCAATCCAAACGGAATCTCGAAGTTGTAGGCGCGAGTATGAACCAGCCACTGAATCTCCTTCTTTCCATCAGCAATATTGTTGTCGAACTTGTCGCCCTTGCTGATTTCCCAAATCTGAATGGTTCCGTTTTCGCCGCGAGCAATCGAAAAGCACCTATCGCCGTAAACGCTCTCTGTCTTCAAGACCTGCAACACATCGAGTCCAGTCCAGATTCCTGCCCACGCGGGAGGAAACTTTTTCCGCATCGACGTAATCAGGTCGAAATCCAAAACCATCAGCGCCTTGTGGATAACACCTTCGGCATTGTACCGAGGCTGTCCGGTCATCAGCAATCGATTATCGAACACGACCGCAGATCCAGACCACAGAAGACTGGTTTGATCGTTCTCAACAATGTTCAGAATCTCGCCACTGATCGGCGTATTCCCCGGATCAGTGAACGAGCGGCGAGCAATGATGAACGAGCGGACGCCATCGACTGCGCGGTAGAACACGTCGCCGTTGACAGTAATGGCCGACCTAGCGCCAAGCGCACCGCTGGTTAGCAAGCTGATAGCCTGAATCGGATAGCTCAGGTTCTTCCATGTATCACGATCAACAGGAGCTTGAACCGAGAAGACGTATCGAGGAGTAAAGACTAGGAGCGGACCTTGCCCAAGCGACGTATCTGGATCGCCGGGGACGGCCATTGCAGTGATTCCTCCTGAATCCGACGGAACCGCAAAGTCTCCGCCTTCGTTGAGGAAGGTGTTCTCGGTTTCTTTGAGAACACTCGCTCGCGTGCCATCTCCATAAACAATGTCCGTTGCTCTGAATGAGAATCCATTTGCAAGAGCGTACCAGATACGCCCGTTGACGTAGGCCATTACTCTTCCGCACTTGATTTCGTCGGTGGTTGCGCGGCGCAGGCTTGATCCGTTGAAGATCAGCGGTGCGCTTTGGCCATCTTGAATGACGACGAAGTTCTCCGCCTGAACCATCCAGCCATCGAGTATGTTTGATGGGTTCTCAAGATTGGGCGAAGCTGAAAGGTTCTGAACGCTGTTTTGAAGGCAGTCGTAAAGCCACACTTTACCACTGATTAGCATCAGGATGAACGTCGCTCCGTTGTCGCCGATGTATGGGAGCGCACACTGGAAGACGCCGGTCAAATTGCTCGAACCGTAGCACTCCTCGGAGTAGCCGTCCGCCGTGACATTGGTTTGATCCGCAGTTACGAGCGTGCTGTCTGCCGTAATCGACAAGCATACGTCGTAATCTTTCTGGATGAAACCGGGTCGAGGAGAGATGAATCCCTGCCGAAAGCTGGCATTTACCGCGAAGGCGACCTGATTCTTGTCCACCTCAGACGGCATCACACCAGCGTCAATGCCACCCTCAAAGGTGACAGACCCATCCGTGTACCGCCGTGGTGCGCGTTCGCTCATGGCTTAAGCCTGAATCCGTTGGACAGAGAATGAGGAGCCGCTGTCAACAATCAGCGTCTGCGTAGTTCCAACAATTATTTCATAATAATCGGTAATCGCAGATGCTTGATCAATATACATCAAACTAATCGGATGATATCCACTGCTGGTGACACTAAAAGATTTTGACGACAATACATTTGAGCCAAGTTTTCTAATGTAAATAGTAACGCTTGCAGTAGAAGTATCTGCTACAAGGTTGAAATATGCGTCAATCCTGTAGTATCCAGTGTATGGAACCGTAAATCGACCGCTTGAAGCGGTAAATCCTGACGCACTATCAAGACTGACGTAGGATGCGGACCCGTAAGTCGTTGTGCTGTACGGATTGCTGCCAGCCGTAGGACCAACAATATTCGGAGCGGATGCTCCGGTTCCAGTCACCCTCCGCGTAAACGTGACGTAGCTGAACGCTGCCGCAGCGCCCGTGGCCGCTATGCTGATCGTGCCTGCACCCGGCGTAATCGTGATGTTCGATCCTGCGGTCAGACTTGCCAGCGTGTATCCCGTTCCGTTGCCAATGAGCAGTTGGCCATTGGTAGGTATGGTTGCGACGTTCGTTCCACCGTTTGCGACCGGCAACACGCCGCTGATGTCGCCGACAGGAACTGTTGCGACGGTCGATAGAAACCCAGATCCGCTCGACCCTTGGGTCTTGAGATAACCAGATGAAAATGAATTGAGCGCCGTCGCACTCGGAACCGATGCGTCGGGAGTTCGAACAATGTACGTCGCTGCGGACGATGCTCCGCCAGACGCTCCTGCCGCACCCGTAGCGCCAATTGCACCCGACAGCGTGATAAGTGAACCAATAGGAATCACCGTCGTAGGAATCGCATTTGGGATTCCGAGAACGCCTGCAAGTGGGTTTTGTAGGGTTACCAGCAAGCCGTCTACCGATGTAACCTGCAAGTAGCCGCATCCCTGAACCGATACAAAAAATTGTCCAGCAACCGACTCTGGAAGAAACGAAGTGTTCGCAACCGCAACGACAACCGATGCTCCAAAAGTTGGAACTACAAACGACGCGGTCGTATACGAGAACGCATTTTCCCCGTTCGCGCCGTTCGTTCCGTTAGTACCCGCAGCACCCTGTGGTCCGGGGACATTTACGACAACCGGAACGGTATCGCAAGGCTGGCAGCAGCCGGTTGAAGAAACAAGTTGCGACGGCATATTTTTCCTTTGCCAGACCGTCAAGTCCAGCGAGAACTAATGCAAGGCCAAACTATGCCAGAGCAAGTGTCAGAGCAT